AACTCACTCTGAAGAGAGATTTTGCCGATGTCGAATTTGCAGATTGTCACTACGCCTGACGGGCGCGCCCTTGAGCACGATGGGCAGCAAATCCCGCTGCCTGCGTTAGCCGTTGATGCCATCGTTCACGCTTACGCTACCCCCGCTGGACTGTGGGCGGGCGTGCAGAAGCCCGGCGAGCCGCGCCCCGTCTATCCTGGCGGCGGTGGGCAAAAGCTGCGGAGCGTTGAGCTAGAGGCCGATGCGGTCGCACTGCTTGAGGCGGAGCGTAATCGTAAGCAGGCCGACTTAAACGCTGCGCGTGATGACGCCTTTGCGGCAGGGATGCTCTACCAGTTTGATAACGGCGACGATGTCGTTCAGACGCGCCCGCAAGATCAGATCAACCTTATAGGGTTGTCAGCGAAGGCACAGCGACAAATAGCGGCAGGTGACAACACGCCAATGCCGTTTCGTGGCTTATCCAACGAAACGCGACTGTTAGAGCCTCGCGAGATGGACGCCATGGCTATGACCGCGCTTGCTCACATCGAAGGCATATACGCGCGAAGCTGGGCGAGAAAAGACGCTGTAGATGCAGCGACAACCCAGGCGGAGATCGACGCTATTAGCTGGGAGGTAGGCAGTGAAGATCCAGCATAGCGCCTTTCGTGGCGAGCTACCGATTCTTGATCCTCGCCTGCTGCCTGAGAATAACGCGCAGGTAGCGCGCAATGTTTACCTGAAGCGCGGCACGCTGCGGCCTGAGAAAGCCCCTTCCACGGTGGTATCACTGCCAGGCGTTACCAGCCCCGCCAACTTGTACCACTATGACGTGGGTAGCGATGGCGATGGATTCTGGTTTTCCTGGGGGCAGTCTTATGATGTTGACGTGGTTCGCTCGCCGATTGCCAGCGATGCTTATGCCCGGGTGTACTGGACAGGGCAGGGTCCGCCTAAAATGTCATCGCTCGATATGGCAACCGGCGGGAGTGGGCCATACCCCTCTAGCTGGTATCAGTTGGGCGTACCAGCACCCAGTGAAGCGCCCAGCGTTGCCACGCCATCTGATCGTGTCCCTCCCGAGCCTATCCGCAACGAACAAGGCGATGTGATTGAAGAGATCACGTTCCCGCCAAGAACCTCGCTGGAAACCGTTTATGTAGTGACCTGCGTTACGCGCTTTGGTGAGGAAGGCCCGCCAAGCAATCCGTCTGGCTTTATTTCGCGCTGGGACAGTGGCGAAGATATTCCAGCAGGCGGCTCGGTTGAGGTAAGCCTGCCCAGCATTCCGAGCGGCAACTTTGATATTGTCGCCAAAAGGATTTACCGCGCAGAGAGCGGCGGGCAGTACCAAATGGTGGCCGAGGTAGACGCGTCGGCAGCGAGTTACACCGATGGCGTTAATTCAGCAGCGCTGGGCGTTACACTGCAAAGCCTGGAATGGGACATGCCGCCTGCACAGTTAACCGGCTTAACGCAGCTTCCTAACGGCATATTGGCAGGGTTCTTTGATAGCACCCTAGCGTTTAGCGAAGCCTATCGACCCCACGCCTGGCCAGTGGGTTACCAGCTGGCGTTCGATGATCCTATTGTCGGTATCGCATCGATCAGCGTCGGCTTGGTCGTTGTGACTACCGGGCAGCCCTGGCTGGTGACTGGCTCGAGCCCAGCCGCTATGTCGCAAATGCAGCTTGACGTTAACCAATCCTGCGTTGCCAAGCGCTCCCTGGTAGACATGGGCGGCTTTGCGCTCTACGCCTCTCCGGATGGTATTGTGGCGGCTGGTGGTGACGGCGCCCGAGTGGTAACGCGAGAGCTATTTACTCGCGAGCAGTGGCAAGCACTAAACCCTAGCACCATTCACGCGTACCGCCACGATGGCCGCTATCTAGCGTTTTACAGCGGTGGCTGCTTTGCGCTCACGCTGGGCCAGGGCGTGGAGTTTTACGACCTGAGCGCAAGCGGTGGTTACTACGATGTCACGCGCGACATACTGTATCTTATCCAAGGCGGCAGCGTTTCAGCCTGGGGTGAGGGTGAGGCCATGACGTATACATGGCGGTCACGACTACACGAAATACCGCCAGGCGCTGCAGGGTTTAGCTGTGCCAAGGTGATTGCTAGCCAGTATCCGGTAACGCTTCGCGTGATTGCCGATGGAGAGATGGTTCTTGAGCATGAGGTGATCGACGCACATCTCTTCCGATTGCCCGCAGGCTACACGCTGTCGCGAAACTGGGAAATTGAAGTGTCCGGCAGCCACGAAGTGCACTCCGTGCAAGTCTCAACGTCGCCGGGAGAGCTCATTTAATAACGCCTAGCCGTGAGGCTCGCATGAATAATCGACGTAAGACGCTGCCCCCGATTGACCCCAAGACCGACCCGAAGCTGCGCCCGCTTCTCGAAGCGCTTAAGGAAATCACTGAAACCGGTGACGGCGTGCGCGGTGATCCTATGGATCGCAAGCTGACGATTCGCGACTTGGTGGATGCAGGGCTAGCCCGCCTCAGGCCAGGCAGCATGACGGAGTTTGGCCCCGCTGATGACGAGGCCATCGACAACGACCCGCCTGGTTCAACGCTGATTCCGCCGCGCCCAACAGGCTTTAACGCTATCGGAAGCTTTGGCTATATTGTGCTGTCCTGGGATATTCCCGGTGACCAGTATCTTAATCATGCCTTTACCAATATCTATCGCAGCGAGACCGACAACTTCGCTAATGCGGAGATGATAGGCCGCGATACTGGGATGATGTATACCGATCATATCCGAGAGGTTGAGGAGGATGGCGTTGGGTTTTACTACTGGATCACCTTTACCAGCACGGAGGACATGGAAGGGCCAGCCAACAGCACTAGCGGTACCTATGCCGAAGTCATTCCGGATATTGGTTTTTTGCTGGATAAGCTTTCTGGCCAGGTAAACGAAGAGGTGTTGACGCCTGCTTTTAAAAATAGGCTTGATGGCTTTCAGGAAACAATCAGTGATTTAGGCGACCGTTATACGCTGTCGGTGACCAACAACGGGTACGTTTCTGGCTTTACCATCTTCAATACTGGGCAGCAAAGCGACTTCGCTGTCTTGGCAGACCGCTTTACGATAGCCAATCAGTTTGGCGATGAACGTCATCCATTCTTTGTGACCGGCGGAAAGACCTACATTGATACCGCATTTATCAGAAACGCATCCATTCAAGAAGGCCAGCTTGGCCCTATATCGTTTGGCAAAATAACCGATAGTCGCGGGAATCCTGTTACTACCGTTGCAGGCAAGCTAAAGGGTGAGCTGATTGAGGCGGATAATTTAAGCGTTGCTGAAGCAGCAAAGTTTTATGGCAACGTTTTTTCAAATAATTTTCGGTCAGGTGTTTCTGGCTGGGCGATATACCAGAGCGGTAACTTCGAGCTAAACGAGGGGCGCATTAGAAACTCGGTTCAGATTGGCAATACGACGGCTGGCGATATAGCTCAGGGCGTAGGTAGTATTAATAACTGGACGCGCCCCGATTCTACGCTGATAGATGGCAACAAGATATTCACCGGCGATGCATACGTCGATACTTTGCAGATCAAGGGTCAAGCTGTAACAGTGCCTGTGGCTTCTTTCACTGAATCTGGGATAAGTTTAGGTACTAACTGGACTACCGTACAAACACTTTGGGTTAGTCGTGCCAATGCTCCTATACATCTGACGTTTGGTTGTTCTTGTCGCGCAGACGACTCATCGTCGGCAGTTGCCGATGCGTCTGTATCTGCCCGGTTGGTAATAAACTATCGGGAGGCTGCGGTCTATAACACAATCGTCAGTGACTCTGCTAGGGCATATAACACCGGTTCGGGGACTGTATTTGCGCGCGCACGTGGCTTGTTTTCGGGAGGCTATCTGTTAGGCGCTGGTACTGGCGCAGCTATAGTGCAAATACAACTGTCCCGAACTGGAAACTCGGGTGGTGCCTTTAATCGCTTCATTCAAGCACTTACCGTTAAGAGGTAATTTATGTTCAATAGATATGCTTTTGTTTCAGTTGAAGGTCGTATAGAAAGCATCATTTCTGGGCCGATGCGTTATGTCGAGTGTAGTAGTGAGATAAGGGACACAACTCATTACTTTGACAATACATTGGGCGTTATTTGTAGAAAGGAAGCACTCAATTATCAGCAAAACACTAGAGGATTGGTCGTTACTTTTGAAGGGGTTCCGTCTGGTGTAAAGGTTGAAACCAACGGCATGGAAACTATTGCGGATAATGAACCGCTAGTGATTGAGTATGATGTTCCGGGCACTTATACGATCATCTTTAGTGGACACGTTCGTTATCTAGATCATGAGCTGGAGGTGACGGTTGGCAACGCTTAAAGCCAGTACGTTTAATGATCGTGATAGCGCCGAACGCCACTTTCTCGGCCTTGTGGATCAGGGGGCAGAGAACGCTCGTATGCGACATTTGACTCCTGGCTCTGGGCAGTCGATGACATATGAGGTCAAGTACCAAGAGGCGTTGGCTGGTGGCGGCCCAATGCTTGCTGCCGAAGCCGAAGCGTTGGATATGACTGTGCAGGAAGTTATCGACTCGGTGCTTATGGCGCGTCAGCAGTGGCAAGTGCTAGGCGCTCAGATTGAAGCGGCGCGATTAAAAGCCAAGAAGGCTATCCGCGAAGCGCAAACTGCTGCGGAAATGCACCGCATCGCCAGCGAGCTACAACACCAGCTTACGCCGTAACCTGCTACACTATCCCTTTAAATTGCCCCACCGTGAGGTGCCGCATGCCCCGCCAGAATGAAGCTGCGTTTATACGCGGCGCACTGCAAAATAATGAAAGCGCCGCTGCCTTCTGCGAGTCGCTTTTCCGCATTTCTCAGACCCTCGATGACCTGATCGATAAAGATAATCCAGTGACGGATGCGACGCTTATCCGTACGTTCTGGGAAGCGCTGATCGAGCTGCCCGCTAACCCGTTCTATCGCCAGCACGAGCCCTACCTTCGCCCACTAATGGCTAGCGCATTACAAGACTGGCGAGATAGCGCGTGCCTTGAGCGCACCGACAATCACCACTACCGCTCGATTGCCTTTGTGTTGCGCGACCAGCTCGCCACGGTACTGATCCAGTGCGCCTACTTGGTAGGTGGTTACGATTGGATGAGTCAGGTCAGCGTGCCGGTTCGTCAGCATATTCACGAAGATACACTTGGCGATTACATGGCATCGCTCAACAAGACGCCAGCAGTAGACGAGGAGGCAAGCCAATGAGCGGCGGTGGCGGTGGAGACAACAGCGTTAAAGATACGCCCGAACAACGAGAGCTGGCAGCGGTCGCGGCGGAGAAGTGGAACTTTGCCCAAGAGAAGTTAGCGCCGCTTGAGAACGCTTATATGGAAAGCGTGGGCGATATGACCAGCAATGCCAACATGAGCTACATCGCTGGCCGCACCATGCAGAGCCAGCAGCAGGCCACAGGCGAGGCGAACCAGCAGGTGGGGGCGCAGCTCGGGCAGGCAGGTATTAACCCTGCTAGCGGCCGCTATCAGTCGGCGATGAGTGGCATTGCTCTTGGCGGCGCCAACGCAGGCGGCGAAACCCTTGGGCGCGCACAGTTCGAGCAGGAGAATCAGCAGATTCGGGGCCTGCAAAACATCGTGGCGATTGGCCAGGGTCAAGCGGGGCAGGCACAGCAAGGCTTATCGAATGTTGCCAGCCAATCAGCCGCCGATGCCCGCCAGTCAGCGGCGAATCAGTTCAATCGACGCAGCGCTAATTTGCAGCTTCTAGGTCAGGTTGCAGGCGCCGGTACAGCTTACGGCTTGAACGGCGCCGGTAGTGCCCCGCCAGCCGCAGGTCTTGATCTTTACCAGCAAGCCAATACGGGAAGCGTAGCTCCCGGTCAGGGTGCTGGCTACTTTGGCGGTTTCTAAGGAGGCGCTATGCAATACCAGCCAACGCTAGGACAGATCAACTATGCCCCCTCAGAAATTGCTCAACAGCGAGTAGACCCAGACCAAGCTATGCGCGGCGACCAGGGAGCGTCAAAGCTACTTGGTCAACTCAATCGCGCCCAGTGGACTGACTGGAAAAACCGCTTTGCTCCTTATGTTGATGAACTTGCCCGAGTGGCTCAGGACAGTAGCGCACCGGGCACGGCTGCTGCTAACGCCAGTAATGCTATGGGCATGGCGTATGACGCTAACCAGCAGGGGCTAGCTATGCAGCGCCAAGGATTCGGCATCAACCTAACGCCACAGCAGCAAGCGGCAGAACAGCGCCGCACCAGCGTTGAGCGCAGCGCCTCAATGGTGAGCGCAGGCAACGAAGCACGCATCTCTGCCCAAGATCGCCAGGACGCCATTCTGGCGGGCGGCATGGGCCTCTCCAATATTCCTGACCGGGTGATGAACCAATGAGCTACGGACTATTAGGCCTTCGCCAGCAAATGGAAGGCCAAGCCATGCAAGGATTAAGCGACCTCGCAGGCCAGCAGCGTAAAGCCAAGCTGCAAGAGGACCAGATGAAGCAGGCCGAGCGCGCCCAGAAGATGAGTGCCGTCGGCACCGGCGCAGGTATCGGCATGATGGCCGGTGGGCCAGTAGGCGCTGCGATTGGCGCGGGCGTTGGCTTTCTCGCCAGCTCAATCTTTTAGGAGGTCACTATGGCAGGACTCGATACACGCGGCTTGGCCAGTGGCTTTGCACAAGGCTTTGGGCTGATGAACCAGTATCAGCAACAGCAATTCCAGAATGAGCGCGCTGAAAAACAGGATGCGATGCAAGCCGAGCAATTCGACATGCAGAAGCAACAGTTCAGTGCCCAGCAAGAAGATGTGCAGCGGCAGCGCGATATGGAAGAAATACAGTTCACGCTCGGCAAGATCGGCTCCGGCATGGACGTCGCCGAAGACGAGCTGGAAACCCTGCGCCGGTACCCGAAGTTTTGGGCCGCGCTAGACCCGCAGACAGACGCGTCGATCAACCAGGCCATGGCAGTGATTGACCCTGATGCCACTGTCGACGCCAACGACCCCGAAAGCCTGGCAGCGCTAAATCAAATGTTTGGCGCCGAGATTAACCGTGGCGAGGGTGGGCAAAAACGTGTGGTGGGCATGTACCCCGGCACGGACGGGCAGAGCGTCATGCTTGAGCTGGAAGTAGTGGGCGAGGACGGCAATACCTACCGAGCGCCGATGACCGAAGGGCGCGGTACCGCTGATGACGACCTGGTTAAAGCGGTGCCGATCGAAGCGCTGGTGGAGCAGGTGCAGGGGATGCGCTTACTTCGCAACACCATGCGCACGCCAGAAGCCCAGCAGCGTGCGACACAAGTGCTTGGTTTATTGCGCGGTGATAGCAACGAGCGTTGGGAGCAAGTGCAAGGCCCGGGCGGCTCTATCCTGCAGCGTAATACGGTGACCGGCGAAACTAAGCAGGTGCTAGGACGCGCGCCACGCGCCGCTGGTGGCAGCGGCAGCACACCAAGCCGTATTCAGGAGGCGCAAGCGCTGGTGGATCGCGAGGTGTACCCAACCTTTGCAGAAGCCTACGAAGCGGTGCGCGCCAGGGCTGGACAAAATAACCCTGCAGCTAATGCTCGTGACGAACTGGACTACGAGCTTAATCAGCTAGAAAGCATTATGAGTATACTTAATGACCCTTTATCCCGAAACCGGCTAAGCGAAGAAGACCTTCAGCGCTACGAGCAAAGAGCGGCGGCTATTCAGGAGCGCATACCTAACCTTGAGCGGCAGGCATTTAATAGAAGCGCCGAGCCAGCCGGTCAGCGAACGCCTGCCCCGAGCGCCTCTCCACAGTCACAGCCGCAGCCTGAGCGTGAGCGCGGCTTAAGGCCTGGACCAGCACCTAGCGAAGAAACTGACGAAGACCCTGCTGCTGCCATTTTGAACAAATACTTCTAATCAAGAAGGAGCCGCGTGTGAACGCCGCCGAAGACCGCACACCGCCCAAGTGGACAGATATCGCCAATGACCCAGATTTTCAGGCCGCTGACTGGCAGACAAAGCAGCGCGTGCGAGGCGAGTTCTACCGCCGCGCCATTGAGCCCAATACGCCAGCATCGCTGCGCGAAGATGTGCAAAGCCAGTTCTTTGCCCGCACGGCATCTGACGTGTTTGGTGAGCGCGAAACACCCAATTTAGCCAGCAACGCTTTGCGTAACGCTGGTGAGCGCGGCCTCGATTTGGCGGGCAATGCGCTGCAGTTCGTGGGCAACGTGGCAGACCGTGGAGAGCAGGCAATTACCGACGCGCTTGGAGGCATTAACCCGGGCGTGATCGGTGGCAGCGTTGACGAGATGCGCGAGCGGGGCTACGAACCGGATGTGGCGCTAGGTGGCTTTGGCCTAGACTTCACGATGCGCGCCAAGCCAGAGGATACCAGCACCGGGCTTATCGACACTGGGCAGGCGGTTGAAGACATTAGCCTAGGCTACCAGCCTAACTACACGATTGACCGTGCCCTTGATGAACCAAGCATTAGAACCATCGCGGGCGCTGCTGCCGAGCAAGGGCCAGCAGCACTGGCCGATATGGCAGGCCTAGTGGTAAGTCTGCCTGCCTACCTAGCGGCGCGAACACAGGAGATAGGCGAAGGCCGTGTTGAGAACGACAACCGCGAAGGAATGCCGGAAGGTCGCGATTATGCCGTCTCTGGCCCGACGGCTGCCGCCTCTGTGCTGCTAGACCGCTTTGCTCTTGGCCGATTACTTCCAGGCAGTGGAAATGCGGTAACTAGCGCACGACAAATACCCGGGGCTGTTGGTCGCGCCGCAGCTACAGAAAGTGTTACTGAGGCGATTCAAGAGGGTGGTATTGAGTACGCTGGGGAGTCTGTGGGCACTGAGACAGGCTGGAATGCCACAACCGCTGCGCGCCGTGCGGCAGGTGGCGTGATTGTTGGCGGCCCCACCGGGGGCGCTGTGCGAGCTGGTACCGCCGCCATGGAGTTGCGCGGAAATAATCAGCAGGGAAGTGAGCAACCAGAGCCTAGCGAATCCCCTGCTGAGCAATCTTCCCCCGCTCCAGAGGAAGCGCCGACCCCAGAAGCTGAAACCGCTAATGACGAGGCAATCGGCACCGCTGCCGAACTAATCGCCAAGCCTCGTTTTGAGCTGTCATCCGCTGAGCGCGAAGTGCGCGACTCCATTAGCTACGGCGATGCCTTTAAGGCTCTGCGAGCGGCTGCTGAAGCGCGCGGCGATAGTGACGCCGTTGCAGAACTGGACGCCGTTAGCAGCGAGATTTCAGCGGCGCTGGAAGCGGAAACCATAGCGCGCTCGCGAAACGATAGCGACGCTTTCACACCTATTCGTGAGCAGCTGAAAAGCGCGTCAGAGCGCTTCACGCGTGTAATGGATCGCCTTAACACGCCCGAGGCTGAGAGCAAGGCAAGCGCGCCCAGCGCTAACAAGGATGGCAACGCCCAGTGGGAAGAGGCTTGGCGCGAGCAAGCCGCCCAAGACGGCATTGCAGACTACGACCCTAACGCCAACCTGCCTGACACCACGATCACGATTAACGGTGAACAGGTGGCTGATGAATCTCTGGTGCCGCCCGAAACACTTGACGTTGCGCGCCAAGACGAGCAAGCAGAAGAAGTGACTAAAGAAGTGGGGCAGCCAGCAGTGGCCCAGCCTGAGCCAGCGCTTGCCCCCGACCAGCCTTCACCCAATCCTGACACCAAGACTCCGCGCCGCGTGCCGGTTGAAAGCATCCAGGTAGACCCCGAGGCCTACCAGTTCCGCACCGAGGTAAACGATCAGGGCGTGGACACTCGCCTGGAAGGCATCGAGAAATGGGACGACCTACGTGCTGGCAACCTGATTCTGCATGAGCGTACCGACGGTAGCGTGTACGCTGCTGATGGTCACCACCGCATTAACCTAGCTCGCCAGCTACAACAGCCAGACGTGAACGCGATTGTGCTGCGTGAAGCCGATGGCGTTACCGTTGAGGATGCGCGCCGTGCCGCCGCTGAGGCGAACATTGCCGCAGGCAGCGCTACTGCTTTGGATTCCGCGAAGGTATTCCGTAATAGCAATGGTGATATCGATACGGTGATTCGTGAGAGTAACCTGCCGCGTACCCAGCTTGTGCGCGACGGTGCCGACATTGCCAAGCTGGACACTGAGCCGTTTGGTGCGGTGCTTAACAAGGTAATCACTGAGAAGGACGGCGCGGTTATCGGTCGTTCTTTTGCCGACCCCGACCAGCAGCTTGCCGCCGTGGGCGTCTTCCAGCGAGTGAAGCCGACCAACGACAATCAGCGCGAGTTGCTAGCCAATGAAGTGCGCCAAGCAGGCTTTGCCGAAAGCCAAGGCGAGCAAGGCGGCTTGTTTGGTAATGATCCAGCAGAGTCGCTTATTGGCGAGCGCGTAAAGGTAATGGATAGCCTTCGCCAAACCCTGGTGCGCGACAAGCGCTTATTCGCTACGCTGAACGATAACGCCCAAACGGCTGAGCAGGCAGGCAACCGCATTGCCAAGGACCGCAACAACGCCCTACAGGAAACCTCGGCAGACGCCATTGCACTGCTAGAGCGGGCGACGACCACGCCGGAAATTAACCAGCAGATCAACGACGCCGCGCGCCGTGTGAAGGATGGCGAAACACTTGCCAGCGTGACGCGAGAACTTAAAGAGGCATTACTAAATGGCACAAACAGCCCAGCAGCGAGCGAAGGACGTACACCAGCACCTAGCAGCGGACAGGCTGATCAAGCAGGGCAAGACGCTGGAAGAAGTGAACCAGTACCTGCAAGCAACGACGCACGAACAGCGCGTTCAGGAGAACAACGCCCACGCCCTGGAGCAGGAGCGCAAGCAGAACCAGCGGTAACTCTAAAGACTGACGGCACGCCTTTCCAAACCCGTCGCGCTGTTGAACTGTCTAGGCGCTTCCGCGACACGCCTAACGCCCAGCCCGTTGAAGTAGAGGGTGGATGGGGTTTTGCTGTGGCTGACACGCCTATGCAGAATGCAGAAAGCACTAAGCCAGCAGGCCAGAATGTTAGCGGCCTTACCTCGTTGCCTTATGGGGGCAAGCGTTGGAACAAGGGCACCAAAACGGCAGAGGAAATGAGCGGCCAGGCGCCTATCGTTGATTACTCCGGTCGCCGCGTTGTGCTGAAAGACGTTAATGGCGTTACCGTGCCGTTCTATCAAAGCACTGGCGCCGGCGGCAAGGCAGCCACCAAGCCTGGGCAGTGGTATCCATTCACCGGCATTGGTAGCGATGGCTGGATTAACAAGCTGGGCGATGCTGATATATCGCAATACTACGGCAGCCCAGCGCTGCGCCAGGCAGCGCAAGAGCTAGATGCTACGGTTGGTGACATTCGCAGTCGTGACGATATCCCTAAGACCGGCACGACCGGCACCGGCCAGGCGTTTATTGATGCGGTGAACAGTGCCTTTGATGGACAGCAGGTGTCAGCAAACAATCAGCCTGACTCAAAAATCAACGTTCAATCCAGCGTTGATGCACTAAAAACAGCCGTTGATTCACAGACCTCCGATCTGGCCCTCGAAACCCAAACAGAAGAAAGCCTTGCGCAACGCGAGCAGGAAGTTCAGGCCGCTGAACAGACCGAAGCCGACCAGCGCAACCAAGAAGCGCAGCGCGCCCAAGCAGACGCCGAGGTCGACGACTTTACTCTATCCGGCAGCAATCGCACCGCTGATGTGGCTGCTGCACGCGGGCAGAGTGACCTGCTTGGCGCGCAGCCAGCGTCTAATGAAAATACTCCGCCAAGCGAGCAGCAGTATTACCGCGACTGGCCACTATTAGACGAGATGCCTGACGGCTGGAAGAGAGATCCGACCGCCGGATCACCCTTGGCCAGGTACGAGTTTGCTACTAACGGCCGTAGCGTGCTGTCTGGCCAGCAAGAGCGTGCGTTAGTGCGAATCAGGCCCGCACCTGCAGCCGGCCAGAACACTGATTCACCTACGGCCCAAGTCCAGCAGGATTTAGCCAACGAAGCGCCCAAGCCCAAGCGCCGTAACCAGCCGCTGCAATACACCGGCTACTCAGGCGAACAGCGCAGCGTGCGCAGCTATCAAGAGGTTGGTAACTTCCGCATTGCCAAGGTGAACGACAGCCTTTACGAAGTGATTAACCCTGATGGTCAAGCCGTTAGCCAGCGAGCGGGGGCGGACGGTGCCGCACAAGAGGCTCAGCGACTAAACGACCTCCCCGCCGACGACCAGCGCTACGCTATCGGCCAAAGCGACGCCCGCCCGGTAAGCCGTGACGCCATCGAGGAAGCGCTGGCCAGCTCGCCCGAACTATCCGATGTAACGGTGATCCAGTCCGCAACCGAGCTGCCGCCGCAATCCATCCTGATGATGGCCTTGCAAGGCGTGACGCCACGCGACGTGCGCGGCCTGTTCGTGGGCGACCAGCTCTATGTGATTGCGGATAACGTTGATGACGTACAAGAGGGCGTGCGTACCGCCGTTCATGAAGCCGTAGGTCACAAAGGTATGCGCGCCGTGCTGGGCGACGAGCTAGAAACAGTCATGCGCCAAGTCTATAACTCGCTACCATTAGATCCGCGAGGACGCGAGGCGCTGAACGAAGTGCTAGAAAGCTACCCGTTCCTTGATCAGTCCAACCCTGAACATCAGCTTACCATCGCTGAAGAGATGGTCGCCCACCTCACCGAGAAGGGCTGGCAGCCTAACGTAATACGCCGCGCCGTGGCTAAAATCCGCGAGCTGCTGCGCCGCTACTTCCCCAGCATGAACTGGACGGATGCGGACGTTATGCAGCTATCCGAGCGTTCGCGTGAGTACCTGCGCAGCCAGCAGGAAAAGGCGCAAGCGAGTACTGATCCTTGGTCAGATATGCGCTTTTCAATGGCTACGCCCCCCGGCGGCAACTTTAATCCCAATGACAGCACCAACTTCGCGCTGCCTGATGAAACGCTAAGCCAAACCGCGTTACGTAAAATGGCTGACAAAATGAACCGCCTCAAAGTCACGCAAGAAGCTATCAAACAAGCCGGTGGCAACATCAATGAAGACAATGATGTGTACCTAGCGGAGGAGCTTTTCCACGGCAAAACAGAGCGTGACTTGAATGAGCTAAGCCGCAACTACGTCGAGAAGCTAGCCAAAGGCATGGCGGCGCGCGGCATTCAGCAAGAAGAGTTGGACGCCTACCTTTATGCTCGTCATGCTCCAGAGCGAAATGCCCGAATAGCTGAACGCAATCCTAATGATCCCAAGTACGCAGATGGCGGCTCAGGCATGACTAATGCCGAAGCGTCCGCCATCATGCAAGAGGCCGAAAGTAGCGGCAAGAAGCTCCGGCTTGAGCGCTTGGCCGCTATCGTGGATGACATGCTGGCACATCGCCGCGAGATCATCCGCGAAGGCGGACTGGAGACGGATGAGGTGCTAGATGCTTGGGATGCCAGCTATGACTACTACGTACCGTTGAAAGGTTGGGCAAATGATGAAGATGTTCCTGTTGGCCAGGACGGCAGTGGCCGGATGCGTTCTGGTCGCGGCTATGAGATCGGTGGGCGAGAAACTAAAACGGCGCTTGGTCGCCTATCAAAAGCGGCTTCACCTTCTACGCAAGCGATTGTCGATACCACTGAGTCTGTTATTCGCAAGCGCAAAAACGAAGTTGGCAATGCCTTGCTATCACTGATCACGGATAACCCAAACCCCGATTTGTGGCAGGTGTTCACCAACAACGACCCGGATACTCAGCGTACTCAGGTCGAGCGCACTAACCCAGACGGCACCAAGCGTATTGAAGTAGAAGAGCGCCCGGTGGCTATGGAAATGAACGAGCGTTACTTCAAAACCAAGAAGGCGGGCCGGACATACTACATTAAGATCAACGACCAGCGCCTGCTGAACGCAATGCGCAATGTAGGGCCAGAGCAGAACAACCTTCTGGTACGCACTGCCGCAGCTGGCACGCGCGCTTTATCTGCCATGATGACCAGTTATAACCCAGAGTTCATGCTGTCCAACTTTACCCGAGACGTGCAAACGGCGCTGCTCAACGTGGCCGCAGAGCAGACCAGAGACGACGGCAAGATAAAAGGCCAGAAGATTGCTAGGCAGACAGCGAGAGATATTCCACACGCAATGAAAGCGGCCTATCGAGGGCTGGCTGACCCTGACGCACCGCGAAACACTGAGTGGGATCGTTGGTTTGACGAGTTTATCGAGGACGGGGCCAAAACAGGCTACTTCGATATGAAAGACTTGGCTGGCCAAGCCAAAGAGATTAAAAGCATTATTGGTCGCGAGAACGGCGGCACTATGGGCAATATGCTGAAGGCGAAGAAGACCGTAGCCGACTTCGTTGAGAACATGAACGGCTCCGTTGAAAACGCGGTGCGCCTATCCGCCTACGTCAATGCGCGCAGGGCAGGCATTAGCCGCAAGAAGGCCGCCAGCTTGGCCAAAAACCTAACGGTCAACTTTAACCGCAGAGGGGAGGCCGGCACTGCGCTTAATGCTGCGTACATGTTCGCCAACGCATCCATCCAGGGCACCATGAACGTCGCCCGCACCATGGCCACTGTGAAAGATACGCCGGTGGGCGGTAATAGGATGAACATCTGGGGCCGCATGAACGCCGCTCAAAAGCTAGCGGTAGGTATGGCCGTAGGCAGTTACGCAATGGCCATGTTCAACCGTATGATGTCAGACGAGGATGATGACGGCGAGCTGTTCTATGACAAAATTCCCGGTCACGTTAAAGAGCGCAACCTGATCATCATGACAGGCGGCAAGGACTATGTGCGCATTCCTTTGCCTTACGGATACAACGTGTTCTCCAACATTGGCACGCATGCTGAATCCGTTATGTCAGGCAAATCATCACTGACGGAGGCAGGCAAGGACATGACGCTGGCCATTCTTGGAAGCTTTTCTCCCATCGGCTTCCAAGATTCAGAGGATACATCCAACTTGGTGATGAAAAACCTCACACCTACGCTGTTAGGTTCGGTTACCCAGGTGGCAGTCAATGAAGATTTTGCAGGCCGCGTGATCTTCAGAGAGAACTTTCATTTTGGCACGCCCAAGCCAGACAGCGCTCTAGCCTTCCGGTCTACGCCATCGGCTTACCAAAGCTTTGCCCAGTTTATTAACGAGCTCAGCGGCGGCAGCGAGTACCGTTCAGGCAGTGTCGACGTTAGCCCTGATGTACTACAGCACGTGGTCAACTATTACGGCGGCGGTGCTTGGTCGTTTACTGAGAAAGTGGCCGACAGCATTAAGCGCACAGCGACTGGCGAGACCATCGATGCCCACCGCATTCCGTTTGTGGGCCGCTTCAAGTCTGAGGTCAATGAATACGGCGATATTCAAACGTTCTACGAGCGCCGCACCGAGGTCGGGCAGCTGCATGAAGAGTTTATCAATCTGCCTAGAGAGGAAGCGCGTAGCTTCTATGAGGAGTATGGCGGCAAGATTGCGTTGTTTGATATGGCAACGGATCTTGAAAAAACACTGACACAGTTACGCAAAGTGCGCGACGCCATTGAAGCAGACGACAGGCTGACTGCCGCCGAGCGCGACGAGCAGCTCGACGAGATTGAAGACGCGATGGATAGCGAGGTGGATTTCTTTAACCTGCTTTACAACCAGGCCGAAGGGACGGTTCAGTAACGATCAGACTGGGGAGCGTCGCCAAGTAATTCTTGGCGCGTCTCCCAGGCTTCCATTATTTCCTGCTGCTTTTCTTTAGGCAGCATCTGGTAAAACCGCTGGGCATAACGCTCAGCGGTTTTTATATCGTCCAGCGCTGATATGTACAGCATGACCGTGATTATCAGCGCAATGGCCAGCACTGCTATGGCCCCATCTTTATTCATACCTCCTCCACTTAGCAGCCATTCAAATTGTCGTAGCAAAAGGCGTTTGGCGCAGACCGCAAGTGCCCCTCTACATAAGTGCCATCGTTTTTGATGTAAGGGTTGATATATTGGTATTGAGTTGAAGATGCGGAGCTTCCGACCATTAAGGCCATCCCTATAGCTTGGCTCAATTGCCTCATTTCACTTTTATGCCTATCTAAATGGTTAGCAGCAATTCTGCGATCCATCATGGCGCCGTGCTGCTGACCCAGCCAGTTCGATGTAGATATCCCATCTGTATCACTAGGAGACTTCATCATCGCAACTATCTGAACTCCATAGTGACTTGCGCACCCATCTAGCCATTTCTCCAAGTCGGCCATTTCGCGCCTTGCCTTAATGAGGCTAGAAGATGCTTTTGCTGTGCTGCTTGTATCGATTGATTGCAGTATATCCTGGCGGTACGAGACGAAAGTGGACCCGCAAATTGCTGTGGCGGAATCAAAGTTCTCATGATTAGATGGCGATATTGCTAGATGCTCTAATCTGTATTGTGACAACGCGTTAATCTTTGCTTGAGCATTATCTATGTTGGCTTGATACCTTTGGGATGCGCACCCAGAAAGCAAAGAAGCAACGGCAATTAAAGTAACTAATTTTAATGGCTTCATACCTTTGCTCCCTTTGTTTTCACACCGCCCCTAAGGGCGGTTAGTCCAGAAATGCTACCTCCCCAACGAAATGCGCGCCACCTTAGCGGCCTGCCAATAAAAACCACCCGTAGGTGGCTTCGTGATTGGCAGCGAGGGCCTGCTATTGCATGCACGCTCTAACAACTGCTTCTTGGGCTTCAGAAATATCAAGGCTATCAACCGCGCACTCCTGAAGTTCTTTCAGTATTGCGGCGTCAAGCGTGCAGATATCGGAAATAACACCTGAGAACTTCTTCTGAAGCGCTTCGCTTGCCTTGAACTCATAGTAAACGTCTAGGCAGACCCAAGTTGTTTTCTGTAGATAGCAGGTATGCAGCGGAAGATGGAAGTTTGGGAATCGGTCTTCAGGCTGGCAACCATAAACATTACCACGCCCATGCTGCTTGGAGGTGGTTTTAGCCACGACGGCGACACCGTCTTTGAAGCCCAAGACAACAAATAATTTCTCGCCCGATACGCCATCATGGAAATGAAAGTCTCTATCGAAGAACACTGACCCTGGCGTCACCGCGCAAGCTCCCCATTAGCTGTTGATGCTCGTTGGCAATAGCCATGACTTCATCACGCTCTTGCGCTCGCACTGCAAGATCGTAAGGAATTTTTTCTTGTTGCCCGCCCCATTGATTGAACACCTTGTCCCATGGCTGGTTTTCCAGATGGGTCGCTTCAATCATGTCTTCGGCCTTATGGTGCTCAAATTCTTTAGCAAGGCGCTCCATAAGCTTGCGCTCTCGCTTGCTGAAATGGGAGCCATCAAATTCAGCCTTAGGCTTGAAGGTAAGCATAGGGCGACCATACCCAGTGGGTATTTCGGTAAAATCAATCGCCTTTGCCATGTCCGGCTCCGGGCAATTGATCTCGTCAAAAAGACGCTGAGGAACCGGCCCCATCTTCCAGGCGTAATAATCCTGACCGGTCACGTTGCGACCAGTATCTTTGAAGTGTTCAAAATCCAGGAAGTAGAGAAGCTTGAACAGCTTAATCTTCCCGCATTTCTGCGTGTTCTGTGCGAAGTAGATGATCGTATTGATCAGCTTCTCGCGTTCGTGTGTCATTAACATGGTGGCGACCTCGCGTACTGGCATTGCCAGAGCGCTCGATATAGCTCCTGCTGAATTTTTTTGCGTACGCTACATACGTTACAACATAGCGCATTTCGCGACTTCTTAGATAGGGAATAGCGGTGAAGGTTTAGGCCTTCTTATTCTTTTCTCTTTCTTCCATCTGCTTCAGAAGTCTCTCCTCAACCATATCGGCGATCATCGAGGCCAGCAGCTCCCGGCGCATTTCTTCGGTTAGCTCTGGCTTTTCAATAGAAGATATGAAGGTGTTTTCTGCTTTGAAGCTTTCCTGTAGACGAGCAATAAGCTCCGCAGTCATGGAGCGGTGATTTTCCTTTGCCGCAATTTTCAGTTTCTCTTTCAGCGACTTAGGTATTTTGAGATTGGTTTGAACTTCGGTGTCTTTATCCATGTAGCAAAAATATAGCCATTTCTCGTTGACAGCAACGTAGCATTTATCTATATTTTGAAACGTAGCTTTTTGCTACCTATCGAATAAGGAGTATTTATGGCTAACACTGACCCTCAATTCAACCTACGCCTTGACCCTGAGCTGAAGGCTTGGCTTGACGCAAAGGCAAGAGAAACCCGCCTCAGCCGCACTTGGCTGGTCAACAACCTGATTCGTGAGGCCAAGCGTCATGAAGCTAAAAACCCAGCAGCTTAAAAACGAAGAAGCCCCCGGCGCTGCAACGCCAAGGGCTTCGGATTACCACCAACCAACTACGAAAGGTGACGCTATGAATACTAGCACACATCTCATCACAATCGAATCCGCCGAGATTGACGGGCAGCTCATTGAAACCGTCAATGCTCGTGAACTGCATTCATTCTTAGATGTGGGCGTGCGTTTTAATGACTGGATTTTTCGCCGCATCAATGAATACGGGTTCGTTGACGGCCAGGACTTTTACTCAGAATTGAGTAAAACCCCAAACGGCGGGCGTCCCAGCAAGGAGTACGCTATTTCTCTCGATATGGCCAAGGAGCTATCCATGGTCGAGCGAAACGAGAAGGGCAAGCAAGCGCGTCAGTATTTCATCGAGTGCGAGCGCAAGGCTAAGCAAGTACCCAGCGACCCTATGCAGGCTCTATCAGACCCCGCCACGATGCGCGGCTTATTGCTGAGCTATAGCGAGAAGGTGCTTGAGCTTGAATCCCAGGTAACAGAGCAAGCCCCGAAGGTAGATGCCTATCAACGCCTATCCGATGCAGAAGGCTCGCTGTGCATCACTGATGCAGCCAAATACCTTCAGGTGAAGCGCAAAGACCTGATTAACTACCTGTACTCCAATGGGTGGATTTATCGCCGCGTAGGCAACAAAAATTGGCTTGGCTACGACACGAAGCGCAAGCAGCAACTGGTAACGCACAAAGCGACCACCTACACGCTGGATGATGGCACCGAAAAGCTTAGTGAGCAGGTACGCATCACCACAAAGGGGTTGGCCAAACTAGCGCTGACCTTTCGGGAGGACGCCGCATGAACCGTTTATTTTATGCTAGCAGCATGGTTAGTAACGCGGCCAGCTTGCTTACTGCTCTTTCAGCCGATGTTGAAGATATGCACTACGGGGCCCTAATGGGCACCATCCAGCAGTTGGAGTTACTTCAGGAGGCTATCAATCTGAAAGCCACGGCGCTTACTGGCAGTGAGGCTCTTCAAATAGATGTAGTGTCTATGCTGGGAGAAGGCGGACTATCTGAAGACGTGGAGGCTCTGCTCGATGATTATGTTTCAGTTCGCCTCAGTAGTATTGAAGCGGCAGTGCTTAGCGTACAGTCGCGATATTTGGAATCAGACGACAAGCCGCTCGCCATGATCGGCCGCTCGATGTTTGAAGCGCGGCGCTGGATCAGCGCCGCGACGCATGCGGTAAATGCAGAACTTGATGCAAAGCTTTCCGTTCGCTTAGTCGCTTAAACCATTACCCAATCACCAAGCCGCCTACGGGCTGCTTTTTGGTGCTTGGTCACTGGACGGCTTCGGGTAGCGATGCCCCGTTAGCTCCTCGATCCTATCAGCCGCCTCACGGCATGCGCGATTAGCGGGCAGCTTGCGCAGTTTTGTGACCAGTTCTTCATCGGTGAGCTTTCGATCAAAGTATTCGGCGGGGGTTTCCATGGGTGGCTCCTGTTCGTTTTAAACCAGGATAGCAGGGCAGGGGTGTAGCGGGGAGGTATGGCAGGCAAAGCACTCAAGCATGGCGGCATGCTTGAAAGCTCTGTGAGGAGTTTGTGAGCGCGTCACCTTTGCTGACGTGAGTAACAGCACGTTATGCGCCGCTGATGTAGCAAATTCACGTTGCACCCAGCAGATAACTATATAAATATCAGTTGCTTATATTAGGGCGAGGTATGGTTTCGGTGTCTTGAAAACCGGCATAGGTTAATAGCCTATCCAGGGTTCGAATCCCTGTCCCTCCGCCATTATTAAAAAAGCCCGTAGAGTCAACGACTTGCGGGCTTTGATTTTTTTTGCATTCTAACCACTTTTCTAACCATTTTTTTGAGAGCTATTCTCAGGTAGTCATACTGGATAGATTTCCAGTTTCATGGTGAAAAGTCGGTTCCCTCCTGACCTTCTTTCTAGCCTTTCATTCTGCTGGGCACCTAACCGATATGGGCCGCCGCGCTGTAGCGAGCGCCACCGATCCCGCCGCTAGTCAGCCGACACGCCCCGCCGAACTCCCGCGGGGGGCGTGCGGGTGACAAGTAGCGCTGAAATTGATGTGAGCGAGCCGCACCGGGTGCGGTTGATTGTTGTTTAGCCGAAGTCTCAAGCATTCGATGCTGTGGAGGTGGTGGTCATAGCCAGCCGTAAAAGGTGACGATCCGCACCTTTTACGCTGAAACTATGGGCAACGCATTGATTTAGCGTAATTCCTTCAGAGAATCGGAATTATAGCCACGCGCCACCTTAACGGCTGTGGCTGTGCTCTTGAATGTAAGTCTTTAGCGCCTGATCTATGCGCCGTTGCCAGCCTTCCCCTTGCGCCTTGAAGTGCTCGATCACTTCCGGCGATAAGCGGATGGAAGTCTTTACCTTGGTGGGTGCCTGCTGGCGGCCACGCTGACCAATGGCGCGTTGTAGGTTAGCGGGCAACACCTCAGACATAGGGCGCATCTGCTTAACGTCCTGGTCTGTGAGTTCTCTTACTTCACCGTCTTTATTCGTGAGCCGCGTTTTCATAGCGCCTTACCTCCCGTGTGTTGGCTTTCCTCAGGCTGATAACCCGTATGCCGCCTTCAATGGGCGTAAAGCACACCACGTGTACCCGTTGCCCGATCTTGCCCAACCCGATGAAGCGCTGTTCTGGATAGTCGTAGCGGTCATCTTCATGGAATAGCGCGCCGTCCCAATCAAAGCGTTCAACCGCTGTGAAAGGTAAGCCGCGCTCCTCCTCATTGCGAGCGCTTTTGTTCGGGTCAAAGTCGATTATCATGTTATTTAATTGTATGGACAAAAAGAAAGAAAGGAAAGTTCTATCTAGCTGGCGCTAGGGTCATAGCTACGCCGTTGTTTGCTGGGGTAGGGTATTCCATTATTAGCTTGGGCTGCCTGGCCACCGCTTGAAAGCGGGCAAGCCGGGGAAGGTAAAGCGCCCACCTACCTTAGTGTGTTGCGGGGGCTGAGCGTGTACGAGCGCAGGTGGGCGATGAAGCCTTGCGCCAGCACTGCCGCGCTCAGCTCGCCAGGTTGTTGGCCCTGAGGCGGCTAACCCAACGCGGGATGTGATTAAAGATTGGGCGCAGGAGACGTTCACCGCTACCCACACCTATCAACAGCCCAGCGAGCATCATGGGATAGCACCGTCTGCTCGCGCTTGCGATGGGGCCTTGGCAGCTTTGCTTAACTGGCATTGGTAGCGAATGGGGTGAACAGTATGCCGGGTATTTAGGCGGTGCCATTGAAGCCGCCGAGCGGGGTGTGGCGGGCTTGTTGGCTAAGTAGAGCGCTTGCCTACGCGCTAATCCAACAGCGATTCGCCAGAGCGAGTGAGCAGCGCTTTTAGGCTGGGGGATTCAAACCGGCGTTGAATGGTAATGGCGTAGAATTCTTCCCATACGCCGGGCAGCGCGCCGTAATCTTTTAGCGTGCCGTTGTGCAGCTCGTCACGTACTACCACGGGGGGCATAACGGCAATGTGCTGCGTGTCCCGCGCCAGTAGGCGCATCATTGCCATGTCGTCGACTTCGGCGGCAATCTTGGGCGTTAGCCGGTAGTGGCTGCACAGCTGGTCGAAGGCGTGGCGAGTGGCGTTTTCAACCCCAGGCAGAATAAACGCGTGGCCGCTCAGGCCGTTGGGGAAAGCGGGTGGCGGCGAGAGGTGGGGTGCTGCAATTAAACTTACCGGCTGGCGCGCTAACCGCTGGGAGCGCCAGGGGTGTTCGCTATCGCCACGCACCGGCTGGTTCGAGAGCACCACGTCTAGCTTGTGGGCCGAAAGCCGCCTTAGCAGGTCATCCAGACCACCGCTTTGCAGTATCAAATCTAGGTCGTCTCGGCCCAGCAACGGCCGTACAAATCCTTCCTGAAAGTTGCGCGATAGCGTGGCCACTGCCCCGACGCGCACCACTTCGCGATGGGCGTGACCGCCTTCAGCAAACAGCGCGCTCAGCTCTTCGCCTTGGGTGAAGATGGTTTCCGCGTAATCAAACGCCAGCCTGCCTGCTTCGGAAAGGTGCAGCTGCCGCCCTTCGCGAATAAACAGCGCTTGGCCCAGGCGCTCCTCTAACTGGCGAATTTGCTGGGAAAGCGACGACTGTGACACGTGCAGCGCTTCGGCCGTGCGGGTCAGGTGGCCTGATTTCGCCACTTGCCAAAAATAGTAAAGGTGATGGTAGTTGAGCTTCATGGCAGAGGGGCCTCAGGCTGCGTGTTGGCTATTCGTTCTGTTTTAAAGAACGATTATTGAAAAATAAACTATTTTTTATATGGTGGCGAGCTGGGCATAGTTTGTGGCATACGACTGAAGGGGAAAGGCTATGCCACATTTTATCAACATAACGGTGCTATCACTGCTAGCGCTGTGGTTACTGGTCCCGGTTTCGCTGTTAGTGATGGCGGGCGTCAGCGCACGGGCCAGCACGCCCGCATCGCTGAAGCGCGCTTGGCAAATAGGCCGCTGGTTAACGGCAAGCGCGCTGGTCGCGAGCCTAGCGGTGGGCGGGCTACTGGTGCTGGATGCGCTGGGTGTACCCACTGGCCTGCCCGAAGCCGCGCAGCCACTGGGCTTGTATCCGGATGGCTTGGCCGTGTGGATGGCGCTACTCATCAGCTTGTTAGGCACGGTGCTGCTGCGTTTTGCAGAGAACTACCTAAAGGGCGACCGTGGCGAGCGTCGGTTTTTGCCCTGGTGTTTGGTGGTGCTGGCAAGCGTGATGCTGCTGGTCTTTACC